CTCCATTGCATGTGTAAGTGCCGCTCATGTACCACGGCTTCCACGGACACCAGCCACGGCGGTCGGCGTCTTCGTAGATCTGTCGGGCGATCAGCAGATTGACCGCGGGATGCTGTAGGTCTTGTTTCGTGTAGCCGAGCTCGAGGACGAGCGGTGCCCAGGTGCGCCAGTTGACTTGTGTGAGGCCGTGGTCGCCGGTGTCTGACACTTGTGTCGGGTCACAGCGGGACTCGCGCCACATCACCTCGTCGAGGACAGGCAGGTCGTCGATCTCCCAGCCCATCGCTAGCGCGTGTCCGAACCATTGCTCACACTTCGCGGTGTCGATATTGCGCTGGTATTCCGCGGCCTCTGTCGGCATTTCCAACGGGTCGCAGTTGACAGGAATGATCGCCATCACAGCGATCCATAACAGGGTCTTCATTTTTTCCTCCAGATCGGGTCGGGGTCCGATGGAGACAGTATGCGGATTTTCCGCTCGTTAGTCAAGCCACACGAGATACGATGCCGTGACGCGGCCGGCCTCAGGGTCGACGTAATGCAGACGCTGGCTCGGATGGCCGGTCGCGGCCATGAACTCCTTGGCGTACACATTCTCCGATTCTGGCGAACCGGTGACGTAGATCTGACCGCCGTTCGCCATCGTCAACGTCATCGGCGTGTGGAAGTGGCCCATGTAAACGTCCGAGAACGCCTCGGGGATGACGCCGGTCGACCATTGGTTGCACTTGCGGAGAATGCCGAACGCTGGCGTATTGCCGCCGAACGATTTGATTTCGTCGCCATGCACCAACAGAGCGCCATAATTGCCGATCTCGACGATCTGGTACCAAGCCGGCGAGGTATTCCATTGGATACGTTCGCCCTCGAGGCGGTCGCCGGCGATCTTGTAAGCGACGCGGTCAATGTTGTCGGCTCCTGGCATGTCGCCTTTGCGGCCAAGCCGGCCGTGGTTTCCGTACTCGCAGGTGACGGTGACATGCTCAAAGATGGCGAGCATCCGGCGAACGAAGTCTTCCATGAGGCCGGCGGTGGCGAACAGCTGCTCGAACAGGTGCGCTTCGACTTCGTACGGTTGCCCTGGGAAGATGCCTAAGCCTTCGACCATGTCGCCGCCGAACATGACATGCGCTTCTTTGACGGGATGATCGGCCCGCTGGATCTCGGTCATTGTGCCGATCTTCTCAGCGAACCGGTAAATCCGTTTCCGGCAGGTTTCGATGTCGTAGTCGGAGGTTTGTTTGCCGAGCTGCCAATCCGTGGCGTGGATCAGCGCGACCTCAGCGTTTTTCTTGCGCGGGTCGCTCTTAGGTTTGGGAACGCTCGGAGCGCGTCCAAGTGTGACCGCCGCATCTTTCGCCGCCTGATAGACGGCCTCGACAATGGCTTCGGATTTGGCGTGCGCTTTGCGGGTGGCGCGTTGCTGTCTAACGAGAGCGTCGCGGAGCTCTTGCAGCTCTACTTCCTGGTCGAAGTCATCGAGCATGAGCCCGTCGCCATTGTGCGATCGGATATTCGGAGATCTCGTATCCCCACTTTTTCAGCACCGCTTTGATCGTGGGCGTGCTGTATCCGAGGTCCATGAGCGCGGTGCGGAGCGCTTCGGATCGTTCGGTGTCAAGCTCTTCGAGGATCTTTTCGATTTTCGGGGTTGGTGGCTTCGGGCGTGCGGCGTCGAAGTCGGACATGTCTGGCACAGTTGCCTCCTTGTGCTAGTTGAACAAAGCCTTCCAAGTGTTCGGGCCGACCAAACCATCCACGGTGAGATGCTGATCGGATTGGAAGGTTTTCACGGCGCCCTCGGTGACGGGGCCAAAGATGCCATCGACAGGGCCGACTTTGTAGCCGAGCATTTTGAGCTCACGCTGAATCAGTTTGACGCGCGACTTGGCGGAGCTGCCGCGCTTAGTGACATGCCCTGGATAGCGAGGTCCATCGACGAAGGCCGGCTGAGTGGTCTGTGCGGGCAGACCTTCGACGATGCGTTCTGAGATTGGTGAGGCGTAGCCCCAAGTGTCGGGTGTGACCTCGAGGTGCAGGTGGTCGTTGACGGCGCCTGGGGGCCGGCCGATCCAGCCGCGGCCTACTTCCCAATACCGTTTCGCCCAATAGTCGTGGATCCGTTGGATGCCGAGCACTTCGTGATGCTCAATGAGCCAGGGAATGACTTCGTTTTCGACGGTTTCGCGGGTTGGTGCGTTCGGATGGTTTCCGTCACGCCGATACGAGTAGTCGTGAGCTGCGCCGAAAGCATGGGATGACCAGGCGGTGCCGCCGCGTATCGGACGCCGGCCATAACATCCAAGATTCCACAAGCCCCAGCGCTGCTCAAGGTATTTGCGGATCTGGATGAGGTTTGGGGAGCAGGTGTCGAACGGGGCGCGTGGCGTGTCCCGTTGCCAACTGTGATATCTCAAGATTTCTTTCCGATGATTGGGGTCACGTCGTCTCCTCGACGGGCCGCGATGCCGTTGCCGACGGCGTATCCGGCGATCATGCCGATCAGACCGGTGCCGGCCTCGTTCGAGATTGAGTCGGTCATCAGCAGAAGCGTGACACAAACCAGGGCGACGAGGGCGATCATGGCTTTTGACGGGTTTGCGATGTTCATCTCTGTCCAATCCACAAGCAGAAGACGACGATCACGCTCATTGCTAATGCAAGCGCGGCCGTTTTTGCGTCTTCGCTGGTGATGATCATGGGGCCGGCGGGTATGGATTTGCGGCTTTGACGGCGGCTACGGCGTCGAGCCACGCTTGTTCGGTTCCGTCGCCGCGTTGCCACTCAAAGAACAGCGGGTCGCTTTGCGCTTCGTAGTCGGCGCGTCGGGCCTTCTCGACTTCGGCGATTTGGCGGTTGTGGTCGACTTGCGGCCATGCGGCGTCGAGTTCGGCTTGTGATGGCTTCGGGCTATTGCTCAGCCATGTCAACCCGTCGTAGGTGTCACCCTCAAGCGTCCACTCGGCGTCGGGATAGTTGGCGGTCAGGACGGCGGCGTAATCGGTCATGCTGACACCTCTAGAACGGTGATCGACGACGACGTGCGAGCATATGACGCGGTGTCGGTGTCGTCTGCGCTTCTGTTGACGTACACACTTTGTGTGGTCCCAGTCGTATTGTGGATATCGATGCTGTACGTCGTGGCGCTAGTCGTCGCGGGCGAATCAACATACGACAACCCAATGTTTGCCATTTCGGCATCAGAGTTAACGTAACTGTAGGACGTCACCTGCATCCTGCTTGAAGCGGCATCACCCAAAAAGATGCCGGATGCGCCTCGCTTTAGGGATATTGCAAGCGGGCCAGATGATCCTCGGGCACCATTCACAGTTGCTAATACCAGAATGGTGCTTGTGGCTGATGTTGGCGTAACAGCAACCGACAGCCCCGTGACTGCCGTGCTCCCATGTCCCGACAGGCTCGCTGAAAACGTGTCGGTTTTGGCGGTCGACACGACCTGCAAAATCTTGCCGCCTGCAACTGCGGCCCAGGAGCTGCCGTCGTAATACTGGGTGGCATTGGTGTCCTCGAGGTAAGCCATTTGGCCTTCGGCCAGCGTCTTCTCGCCAGTACCGCCGAAAGCGGCGTCACGCTCCGTCGAGGACGCGAAAACGGGGATGCCCGTGTTGATCTGAGTGACCTGGGCGGCGGTCAACACCTGACCTGAGGTAAAAGCCGGTACAGAGGTTTGGGCGTTGGCTCCCATAGGTGCTCCTTATCCTAGAACATTGAGGGCGTCGAGCACACCATAGACGGCGTCGTCCAAGATGAGCTCGTACACGATGGTGGTGGGGCTTGTGTAGAAACGGGCGACATGACCGCCAGAAGTGTCGATGTAATGTTCGACGCCTTCGACCGCGAGTTCTTGGGCGAGCTGGGTGGTCGTGGCGCCGTTGATGAACTCTTTCTCGATGCTGATGGTGTCGCCGATGTCGATTGTGGCGACGACGTCACGTTGAGCGTCGGAGAGCTGCGCGAACGCGACCTCGATCGCGGTGAACGTCGGCTCCGGCTGAGGATTCAGCAGATAGTCGGCAAGGTCTTGAGCAGCCGCATCCGTGTCAAGAATGGAGCCAGTGACAGCCAGAGACTGGATGAAGTATTCGGATTGGCTGGTGGCGTCTGACGCGGTGCCGGACTTGTTGTTCAGCGTCGAGACATAGACCAAGTTGATGACTTTGTCGGCCCCGAACGAAATGTCGACATTCCGGTAGGGATAGTTGGTGCCGCAATCACAGAAACTGGCAACAGGCGCCGAGAGGGTTTGCCCGATCCGGTTCTCAAATACGAGCACGCCTTCGCGGTCGATGAACAGCCGGCCGCGTTCGGCGTCGTTGACGAGTCGCAGATAATCGAGGACGTTTTGTCCGAGGTCGAGGTTGTAGTCGCCGCCTCCACCGATTTCGACGGTGCCGGTCGCAATCGATCTAGCGGATCCTGTCGGATAGTTGACCTCAGTTAGATCAAGAATCGCTTCGATTCGTTCACCGGACAGTTCTTTTGACAGCGAGGTGTCATCGGTGACGGTTTGAGCGAGCAGATAGAAGTCGTCGGCGCATCGAACGCTGACGGTGTCGTCGCCATCGAGGCCGAAGCCGTAATCGAAGTCGGTGATACGGCCGACGAACAGCAGCTCGGATTCGCGGTACAGGCGCACCAGGCGCATCGGGGCTAGTCCTGGCTTGTCATTGTCAGGGTCGTAATACGGCGAGTTGCTGGCGAACGGGTTGAACACGCCGCCGGCCGCGGTGTCATCAAGCAAGAACGTCATGGTGCCGGCACCGAACTGGTCGGCAATGTCGCGTCGGCCGCGGCGGATACGAATGCTTCTTGTGCCGTCGGTGACGTCAGCGAAGTCGGTGACGCCGTCCAGAACGAACGTGGTGCCGTCTAGAACGCCGCGTACAGCGTCATCGAGCCGGAACCCTCTGACGGGTGCGCCGGTGTCGATTTCGAGCGTGTAATCGCCCGACTGGACGACGGCGGTGCTCACAACCGGAGCACTCCGATAGCGGCCGATCCTGAAACGCGGTTGTATTTGCGGATGCTGTCAACGACGACTTTGCCGATTTCCTCGGTCGGTGTCGGCGTGTTCACGTTGACGGTCACGTTCTGAACCGCGCCGGACGGTGCTCGAGTAATCGAAGCGACTGGCGTGATCGTCGTAGACGCGACCGGCGGGGCCGACAAGAAACCGAGCTCGTCGCGCGGCGGAACGTAGGTCGAGGGAGTGACTCCGGCGCTGACTTGCTTGACCTTGTTGAAAGCGTCAAGGACGCGGAGTGCCGAGGCATAGGCGGCATCGAGGTCGCCGGTGTCGATCTTGATTTTGAGCTCGTCAGCGAATGCCAGGGTTAGCAAGCCGTGAGCGCTGAGCGTTTCGATGATGGCGCGGGTGAGATCTCGTTCGGCTTGTTGCAGTTCGCGGACGTTGTCGGACGATTCGGCGATGACTTCGTTGTAGTTGTCGAACTCGGTGCGCAGGTTCTCGATGTCGTCTTGGACATCGAGCAGACGCAACATTTCGACGAGCTCGGGATTCAGTTTTTTGACGTTGTCATAGACAGCGTTGACGGAACGTGCCAGATCCTCTTGGGCGCCAGCCGCGGCGTCAGCCGTGTCCTCAAGGTCTTCAAGGCCACCGGATGCTTCGCGGACGCTGGCGTACATGTCGCCGGCTTGCTTGCGGGCCTCATCGACGCTCGGCGTGAAGTTTTCCTTGATCTCGTCGCCGACGATGCCGAGCTTCTTAGCAAGCCAGCCAACGCCGTCAGCTGCCGCCTTGAGCGGCGCCAGAAGCGCCTTGACAATGTTTCGGACACTCTCGAAGCGCCGGTACAACAGCACCAGACCGGCTACAAGGGCCGCTACGGCGACGACGACGATGCCGATAGGATTAGCGGTCAGGGCGACGTTGAACGCCCATTGAGCGGCTGTGGCGATGGCTTGAGCTGCGGCCCACGCCTTCATCGCAAAGTTGGCGACGACAATGGCGGCGG